TGCCTTGATTACCGCTGTTATTAAACTGCATCCAGCCCATATAAGTTGAGTCAATGCGTTGTTGCAGTCGTGTCGTAGCTGTTGTCCAGTCAGAACCTGCGGATGTGCGAAGCTGACTAATTTCAAAATGAGACTCGTTGGAGCCGGGTCTACCTTCAATATTTACGTTGACTTGCTGGTCATTGGCAGAAGACCCAACACCATTACTATCCAAAACATGTAGCTGTGCGTCGGGCACACTGTATCCAATGCCAACTTTTCCGCTGCTGTCGATACGAACGCGCTCTGCTCCAGAAATACCCAAGGCTAAATATGGACTTCCAGAATTATAAGCACCGCGAATGAATGCAGCATCGTTATCACTTGGTGAACCCCAAAAAATATAACCACTTCCAGTATCATTTGTTAGTAAACTCATACCCATATTGTCAGTGTTTTCAATCACAAAATCATCACCAAGGGTAGAAGCTGTAACGGCTCCTGCGCTTCCACTGAAAACATGCAACTTGCCATCAGGAGAAGAAGTGCCGATACCGACGTTACCAGTAGAGCCCTTGATAGTCAAGACAGCGTCAGCGTCCGTAACTTCGGTCGCGTCTGCATCATAGTTGCTGCAGAAGTAAGTGTCACCACCGCCGTACGCAGCGAACCTTTCGTGAATAATAGCAAACTTCGCTACGCTGTTATCCTCGGGGCTAACGCCCAACTTTAGAGCGGCTGAAGCTCCTCCCGTCCCGTCTGGATTGCTAACGAGTAGGCTAGAGGTGTCACCGACAGTAGCTCTGTTTATATGTACGAACTGGGCGGGAGACGACGTTCCGATGCCGGTGTTGCCGCTGCTATCGATGCGCATACGTTCTGTGTTATTTGTTAGAATGATTAACGGATGATTGGTTTCTGTTCCAATCTGTGCAAGTGCTCCCGCAGCAGCGATATCGAATTTTCCAACGTATGTCCCGCTCTGTGCTGTAATTTTTAGTCCTGAGCCACCAGCGGTGCCATTGTTGGTTTGCGTAAGGAACGTGACGCCGGCGTCGACCGATTGCGTTGCGGAGAGAGTACCGTTGTCTGCAATAAGTACAGAAGAATCTTGCGCTAATCCACCGCTTGTACCATCAAACCGCATAACAGCATTGTCTGTAGAACTACCAGGATTTGCAACAAACCCAGCAGAATTTGCAGCCAAATCCTTAATAGTATTGACATTATACATCATCTGATTGATGGTGTTAGAGCCGGTCAATGTAGAAACTGGTATAGACATATCTTTATCTTTTCTCTATTATCTATTTTATCTATTTATATAGAATTTAATTAGGTACATCAATATTCATTTTTATAGTTTTTGTAGTAGTATTATACAAAATTGTATGTTCCATCTGGATTAAACGTAATTGTATGTGCTGTATCATTTGATATATTAAGATTTGTATATGGTTGAGTGTTTGCATTAAGTTCACTGATACTTTCATTGAATTGGACAAACACAGCACCATTTGCATTACCAGGACCAAGAGAATATATTGGTGAATATCTAGTTCTTCCTTGAACGGTATTGCTTGAGTAGTGATATGGGTGCGTCGTGTTTGCAAAACCAGAACCACCTCCACCGCCTTTACCGTTGTACGGCGGCGAGCCAGGATCAGCAGTGCCGCCGCCGCCACCGCCACCGAAGTAACCGCCGCCCCCGCCGCCACCACCTTTAGGTCCTTCAGGGCTTGGTGGCCCAGGAAATCCTGATCCACCCGCGCCGCCTACAAGATATGCACCAGGACTTCCTGGTGTTGCTCCAGCAGATCCAGTACCACCGGCTGCTTGTGTACCACCTCCAGAGCCACCGGGTTGTGTTTGACCCACAGTACCACCTCCAGCGCCACCGGTGCTTGTAGTAAAAGAGAGTTCGAGCCCACTTACAGTACCGCCTTCGCCACCTGAACCCCCAACAACAGCAAGAAGATTTGGTTGAAAGGTAATTGGAACTGAAGCGCCAGGTGTGGGAACTGCTGATGTAGCTAATATAATACCACGACCACCAGCACCACCGTTCTTGCTGGGGCTCCCCGGTCCACCCGCCGCCGCTGGTGTTGTTTTAATTGAAAGTGTTTGATCTGCAATATTTTGCAAATCCATAACATATTCTGTAGTTCCACCCTGCATATAATCTAAAGTGGGTGCTGGCGCGCCCGGCGAAAATGTTCTACCTTCTCCTAGAAGAACAATTTTTACCCATCCTTGCACACCACCAACACCAGAAAATCCACCAAATCTTCCAACTAATGTATTAATAGACATATCTTATGTACTCAAACTTCCTATTAAATCCCATTCATCTGTATCTACCTTTTTACATACCGCCGTCTGCCACTGATTTCTAACACGAAGTTTACCACCATCACTATTTACAATAACACCAGCAGCATTAGAAAATTGAAATGCTGAGTTAGAACCAGTCCGAACAAAAAGATATTCAGAACCAATAGGAATAGAAGTTGTAGAATTAGCAGGAATAGTTATACCAATTGTAGTAGAACCACTTGCTGTTGTATTAGCGTAGTCTAGACGATGATAAAAACCAGCATCAGCCGCAAGTAATGAATAAGAATTTGATGTAGTTGTTTTTACTGGCGCACCTAATCTGAATTGATTAGTAGAAGTGAAATTATTATTAGAAGCAAGAACAGGAGCCGCTGCCGCAGTTGCTGCAATATAAGCATTTGTATTTGCTAGTGAAGATCTTTCAGTTGCCGCAGTAGTTGCAATATAAGAATTAGTATTAGCAAGGGCAGAGTTAAATGTAGTAGTATTTACTTTAGTAGCAATATAAGCGTTAGTATTTGCTAATGCAGACTGAAACGTACTATTTGATACAGCACTACCTATAGACTGAAACTGTATCCAACCACTTACAGTATAACCCTCAAACGTAGAAGTAGATGTATTATATCTAAAATGTCCTACACTATTATGAGCGGCTCTTTGTGCGGTCGTTCCAGATGGTACTTTAACTGCACCAGTAGATGTCATCGTCAGATTACCACTAATTTTCACATTTGACGATAGTATATTTGTATTTACTACACTAGCCGCAAACGTAACAACATTTCCAGAAAATGTACTATTTCCACTTAAAGTAATAATGTTTGTGAAAGTAGCATTAGCGGATGTTACTTGCGCTACTCCAGTAGTATTCGCAAGTTGATTGATAAAATCAACTGTATCGTTTGTACGGACTCTCCAAGCATTAAATGATTGTGTAAGTTCTACGTTTGCAAGTCTTTGTGGCATTAATTCAACTTCTCTGCTAAAGATGCTAATAAGTTTTCAATATTTATTAGTCGTTCATCAAGGTGTTTAATCTTATCTTCCATATTATCTACTTTCTGAAACTGCTTCTTTCTCGCTTTATAAGCTGCTAATCCAGCGTCATCTATACTAAGAATAGCATTGCTTCTTGTATCTCTTACAATACCTTCATGTTCTTTTACTTTCACATAAGTCATCTTACACCTGTAAGGCTATAGCTCTTAAATCTCTCACTCTTGGTACAACATGAGAACCTACTGAAGATCTTAGAACAATCTTAATGGAAAAATGTTTGAAAGTATCAAATGCAGCGCCATCACCATTATGATATCTAACAACATCATTATTACCACTATTTTTAAACGCACCCAAATTACTCGCATTAGCACTTGGGAATCCATATTCAAATTCTCTATAATCAAAAGTATTCACTCTACTAGAGATTGTATTTGCAGAAGTAGTCTGAGTTAGTTTAGTATAATGTTTATCAGAGAAATCATCAGGATCTTCTGCATTTTGAATACGACAATATACATCAACTTCTGTACCAGAAGGTTTGTAAGCGGTCAAGATTACTTTAATATCTTCAGCTTCTTGACCATCCGCAAGAACAATCTTCTTAGAAATATATCTTGAATTAGCTAGTCCTTGATTTATAATTTCTTTTGTATTGACATTATTAATAATATTATGAGTAACAATCGCTGATCTAGAACGACCAATATCAACTACTGGTGACAATCTACTTGTTGAAGATGTTAAGGAACCAGTAATTCGTAAAGTCTTCTTAGAAGAAGTATTATTTACTTCGTTTGTTCTACTAGCAATAATCTTTTCACCCGTAATGAATTCATTGTCTATGAAAGCTTCTACACTATCTTGCGCTTGACTAATAACATATGTATTAGAAGTAACATTAGCTGTCCATACTACATCACTCTGATTGTATTTGATATAAGATATGATGGGTTTTAATGTATCATACTTATAGTCTTTTAAACCATATACTTGTGCTGAGGCGTTTGTTACTTGACCACGATAGAAACCATCATCAGCGGTTGTATTTGAACTAAATGTACCACTTGAACCATTAGCAACGATTGAATTTCTACCCGCTGAATAATATTGTACGAAACCAGTAGCAGTATTCACTACCGAGGTATTTAATACACCAGTAAAAGATCCACTACCATTAGCAAAGGTTATTGTAGAACCATCAGCAATAGTACCTTTCATATCAACTTTAATCCATGGAGTATTATTGGCTGAAACAATCTTACGAACTTTACCAGTGTTTGCACCAAGAGTTACTGTATCATTAACACCAATTGGAGCAGTGTTCGAAGTCATTTTTAGAATACTTTCACCACGAATTTTTTCACCAATTTGGAATCTAGTTGAAGAGAATTGTGTAGCATTCATATATTCATCATCTTCGTTTGTATATACGACGCTACCAGTTACGGTAGTATCAAAGTTTGCTCTCCAGATAGTGAAACAAATATCTTGATTTTGTCTTGGTGTGTATGTTCTATCGTTAGCAGAAGTAAACATAACACCAACAGCGGGTTGTTGATCAATTAACGCACCCGTTACAGTATCAATACCACCCAGTTCTGCGATCCAAAGACGATAACTAGGATCTGAACCTTCTGGTTTGACAACAAAACAATACTCTTTATCACCGCGTAAATATACCGGTTCATCAAAATAGAATGGAGTTACAAGAGAACCATCATTTGAAACGTTTACATCTTCTGGATTAATTCTCTTGAAACCAAATGGTACACGAATACCAGTAGGTGATCCATTTACAACTTCTCTAATTTCTACAGCAATGCCAGCCGTAGTACTTTTTTCAGCGAAATACAAATCTATACAAGAGACAAAGATACCATCTGCGCCATTACCGAACTTATTGTCTGTGAAGTTTAGATTTTGGAATTCAAAATCTCCTATAGAAAACGATTGTGCTACAGGATCTCTATGTAGTTGTAAGCCTTCAAATTCACTAATTGTTACTGTATTTGTTTCGCTAGTTGTATCTGTAGTAATTCTTGCTTCTCTAGTAGTAAGTTCAATACCTCTTTCACTACTAGCAAGACCAGAAGAAATAAAGTTTTTAGTAGCACTAGTTGTTTGAGTTCCGTCTTGTGTGGTTGTATTAGCGATATCTTGTAGTTTGAATGGACGCTCACCGACTCGGAACTTTAATGTATCGTTGTTTGGAATAATAAAGACACCATATACAGCACCATTAGCGTTTGTATTCAGAGCCGCTTTAAAGGCACCAGTATTTGCATACTCTTTTGTAGTTGGTTTGACGTAATCATTCACGAGAATATTATCAAAATAAGGATATACGCGAGTATTTGGTCTTAAACCAGTTGCTGTAAATTGTACTTCACGAGATCTCATGAATGGAACAATATCTGTTCTTGTGATAAAAGCGCCAGTTCTTTGTGTTCTAGTAAATGGTTCTACGTTAATTCTAGTTTTAGTTATTGTTTCTGTTTGTGTAGATGTAACCTTAACATCATCGAGTGCACTATGGGCGTCGGCGAAAGTACCAAAGTCTAACCCCGCAGGTGGTGTAAAGTCTACATGAGCAACACCACGCACTTCTCTAGTTGTATTTACTGGACCTCTAGCAATATCGCTAACTTGAGTAAATCCATCTAGTCCTTGAAGACTACTTGCGATATCTACTTCCAACTGAACATCAGGTTCTGTAGTTGTATCAACGAAATGATCTGCTTCAGGAATAAGATTTAGATTACCAACCCAGTTAAATGTTAGTTCTCCGACTGGATTGATAAGTTTAGATGCATATGGTTGATCAATATAGATATCATTGGTATAAGGTAGGGTTAACAAAGCTCCTGGTTGTGAAGTTTGAACGGCAGAAATAACACCAGTGTCAGCATCACCATTTCTTTTTAATGTAGAAGATACTGTAAATGTACCTGTTGTATTATGCAAGTACAATCTTACATTACTAGTATTGGAAACTACTGATCTTACAGTACCAGTAGCAGTGGCTGAACCAAAACTACTACCTAAGTATACAACATCATCATTTTGATAAGAGTTAGTATTAGAGGAAAGATCTAATCTAATCGCTTTATTTTTATTTGTAACATTCGTTGATAGTGTTGTATTATAAGCAATATCAATATTTTGTAAATCATACTTAGGTATAAGTTCACCTAGTTTAGTATTCATAGAGATAGAATAAGCGGGATCAGTAATATTAGAATTGTCTGTTCCAAAGAAGGAATCCACAAATATACCGTTCTTAAATCTATCTAGACCATTACCATCAGGAACATTTAAATCTCTTGCAGATTTTTCTAGAATATTAAGAGCAGTATAATATTCTAGTCTATCTATACGACTTTCAATCCCAGAGATATCTTGCATAGTATATCTTCTCTGGAAGAATGGTTTTACTCTTACAGCAAGATCTACTCTTGGTGAATCAGTTTGAGGATCTTTATATGTTAATGCGTTTTCATAAGATAAGGAAGGATATGCAGGAATGTTTAGTAAGGCGATAGTCATAACCTCTGCTGGTTCTGCTGGAGGATATGCTTTTACTGCTGGAATACCTTTGACAACCTTTTTTGTACCATTTTTACCAATAACGACTCTATCAACTCTTGGAAGATAGTAAACAACATCAGATGTGAAGTTTTTATCTGGAACAGGCACATATGAACCATTTGTACCATCAATATCAAGAGTTGTTGATTCTGCTGGATTAACAGCCGAGTTTACTAATGTAGTTAAGTTAGTATTAGAAGCACTCGTTACGCGAGGACGGAAGTCTAAACTATCTCTCAAATCATAAACTTGATTTGTTGTAGTTGAAGAAAATCTTGGAATTTGAGGAGTAGTAATAGCAGTAGTATTAGCCGTAGATTCATTGGGATCTATTGAATAAGAGTCTACACTAGAAAATCCAATACCACCTGATCTGTTGTGTTCGAAATAATCAAATTCTACTACAATTCTATCAGTCGTTTTTAGTACAACATCACTTGTTGGTTTTATCTGAAGTCTTGAAGTACCATAAATGTTGTCATTAGTGTTTCTCCAAATACGAAATTCTTTTACTAGATTTCTATTTTGAGTGTTATAGGTTGGACCTACATATACCGCACGTAGATTAAAAGCGTCTGCAACACCTAATGACCATGGACCAGCAATTCCTGCACTATGTGTAGATAAATCAAGTCTGATAAATCTATTTTTTCTAACAGTTTTAGTTATACCAACAGCGGTTTCTCTCTTATTATTAAAGAAAAGAGTCATGGTTGGGTTTGTAGTAAATACTTCTTGTAAATCAAAGGTTGCTTCAGTCGTAGAAGTAACAGTTACAGTTCTTTCGGTGGGACTACCATTATTAGTACCATTCTCTGTTAGATCAAATATGTGTCCCTGTGGGTAAATTCTGTATATATTCTGTGGTGTGTCGTCGTTTGTAGTACCATCAATAGTAGGATTAGTTGTAAGAGTATTAGCACTATCGATACTTACAATTCTACCATAATTATTTGCATTACCAATAGTAACAAAATCACCTACTGTAAATAATGTATTAAAGTTTGTGCCAATACCATTTAATGTATTCGCGCCATGTTGAATACTACCAGTAAATCCAGCAGTAGCATTAATAGTCGATTGAGTCATAAGAGTGAAAGTTCTCTTATTTGAATCGTTTAATGCGCCGACACCAAAAGGTAATTCTTCTGTACCGCCAGGATGCACACCACTTAATGTTAGACTAGCAGTACCTGTTGCACCTGTGAAAGATAGACTTGCTTTATCTTTGAATTCATAACTAGCATTTACAGTACCTGAAGTGGTGCTCAACTGTTTTGTGGCTGTAGTGCCTAGTTTCCAAATCCCCTTATTAAAATCAGCGTCTTTTAATACAGCAATTGTTACCGTCGCGGCGCTGCTACCACCACCTGTTGTACCAATTGAAACAGTTTCTAATACAGTATCTGCTGAACTATCAGGACCACTAGGATTATTAATATAAAGAGATCTAACATCACCAAAAGATTTGTTAGATGCAGTCATCTTTATATCAAATAGATATAATCTATATCTTGCTGTATAATTTCCTTGAGAACCAGATTCCCATTCAATACCGCGTACTTTTGCTGTACCAATCTCTGAACCAGCAGCCGCGGCCGCGCCAAGTGTGCCGGAAGATACTGCCGTTCCAGCAGTATCTCTAAGACTTACACTAGAATATTGTGTCATATCCCAAGGGCCACACAATTCATTTACAATAACATAGTTACCAAAATTAGTAGTTACGGTGAGTGATGTTTCTGTGTTTGTGGTAATAGCTTTGGTTGTTTCAATGTACTCAGTAGTTAGTGTTTCATTACGATAACCTTGAATATATGCAATACCCGGTTCGATACCAATGGCAAGTTTATTCTTATCTCCGCCTTCACCAGAGGAAAATCTACCAAAGTTTGAACCAGTATTTAAATGCTCTTTTACTTGAGCATTAATTTGTCTTAACTGATAGTTACCAGATTCTTCGTAAGTTCTTTTTGCTAGTTCACGAGCAATACTATTAAATTCAGTATCTTTCTTAATAATCTGGACGTTACCATTTTCCACTTTAAATAATGGTAATAGATTTTCTGTATTAGAAGTATCAGTAAGTCTTCTTTTTACTAGATTAGGTGTTAGCTTTAAACGGTCTGCGCCTGGAGCCGTATAGTTATAAGAACCAGTGGCATTATCAAGTAATGTTGTATCTGTTACTGATGTTACGATACTTTCGACAGTCTTAAATCCAACTTTATAAGAAGGTGTGGTAGAATATTTTTCTAAAATAATTACTTGTGAGTCTACATTAATAAAATGACCTTTTTGGAATATGATACCGTCACCTGTATGAAAAATACTACCAAAACCAAAAGCACCAGAAGAGATAGTATTTGCTCTTTGTCCAGAACCACCATCAGCAGGTAGATATACTAATTCTTCATTTAAATCAAAAGTTTTATGTACTTTATCAGTACCACCGTCGAGATATTTAACTATAAATGTATTGTAGTCTGGTGCATCGACTTCTGCGCCAGAAGCAGTAGCAATAACTTTAGCGCGAACTCCAGAAGTTACACCTTGTATTGTAACATTAGCAAAAGTAGAAACGGTTACTGTGTTACCACCTGAGTCGTTATCTCTTAACTTTACAAAAGCGACGTTAGCATCATATTGAAAATCACAACCATCGATAACTGTTCCGTCTTTGTAAATATTATCACCAAATCTAGCTACTTGTTCTTGTAGAATAGTTTGAAGCTGTGTAAGTTCACGAGTTTGGACAGCAAGACCAGGCTTAAATAAAATTCTATGATAGTCTTTTAATTTAGCACTAGTTTCGTAGTCATCAAAATAAGGTGAAACATTAAAGTTTGTTTCTAATTTAGCCATTTTTTACACAACCTTAAAATCTTACGGTAAGTTTAATATCTTCTGATTGATCGGAAGCTCTAGAGATTGGTAGTCGATTTTCTACATATAGAATATCACCATCGAAGTCTTTTAAATCTCTTTTATTTATAGAAGATAGAGTAGCTGTTACAGAAGAAGTATTTCCTGTTAATGTTTCACTAGTACTAAATGCACCATCTAGACCAGTAACGCTTACGACACCAGCAGTTCCGGTTGCATTAGTATTCGAGAAAGTTACAAATCTTGCTTTAGCACCACTTGTTCCACCACTAATAATTTCATCAGCGCTAAAAGATCCTGATTTACTTGTAACAGTAAGTCTTGTTGTCATATCGTATACTGTACTATTTGCCTGATTTCCGTTTGCTAGATTAGGATTTGACATCAATCCAATAATACGGAAGTCGTTGTTTGTGAAAAGTGTATTAGATTCAGAACCATCAAACTTAACAGACAACATAACATTATAAGCGCCTAATTCTTTAACAGGATCAGATCCATGTCCGCCATATGGAGCAATATTACCATTTGCAGTAGCACCACTACCATGAGAAGTGTTAGCATCAATCACTATTTCATATTTGGAATAATTAGATCCCTTATTGATAATAACAATACCATTGATGGAGTTTCCTGTTGTAGAAGAAGCTAATGCAGGTAGAGTTACATTAGCATAAGCTAAAGCCCCGGTCCCATCACCTACCACACTAACACGTGGACCAATATAGTATTGTGACTCTGTATTTGGTGTTGTGGTAAAAGCGCCATTTACAGTTATTGTTTTAGTAGCGCCAACATAATTTACAATTCTTCTTAATTGACCTGAACCCAGACCGCTCTTAATGTATAATGAAGAATAATTATATACGTCATCTGTACCACTAGAATGTGATGCTAGTTGAACTACTGTTGAATTAGTAACTGCTGCAAAAGTACCATTCGTTGATAGATATCCACTACCATTGGCAGTAAGTTTAACAAACTCTACAGCACCATTAACTGCGGCTTGTTGAACATCCCACTGAATAGAAGAATCGTCAGATGTAAGAGTTTTTACAGGAATATAAGAAGATGTGACAAACTTCAACACATCGGATGCAGTAATATTATACATAAACTTCCAACTATAACCATCAGAAGTTTTAAAAGTTGATGTGCCAGTAGCGGTTGGTTCAACTGTAGAAGTTGCTCCATTATTATTATCAATGCATTTGTAAACATTATAAGATGAAGTTACAACATAGAAATTACTAGAGTATAAAGAAGTATTTCTATGAGAATATGGAGTATATACTGTACCTGTAGTCCAGGTATATCTTGTAGTAACAAATCTTACATCTGTTGCTGTACATCTTTTTACAGCAAGCATATTTCGCCAGACATTAAAATCTGTGTTTTGGATAGTATCAGTAGGTGTAGGCGCAACGGTATCACTTGTTCCCCAAGGCTGCGCTCTACCCAAAAACATATAATATCTTGTGTTAATATTTGCTGCCTCAGTAAAAGACTCATATAATTGAGTCGCATTATTGAGTCTAAATTTATAAGTTACGATTCCTGGCATGTCTCATATTCTCTATTAAGTTTGTTTTATTTATTTATATTATAATTGACGACCTGATCGCGCGCCACTAACTACTAATCCAAGAAAATACTCCTTGAGAAAGATTTGCACCTTCATAAGGCGAACTTAAAGCCATCACCACGTTTCCGGAACTAGTAGATGAAACCACGTTTATAGCATACTGTCCATCTGTATTAGCACCGGTAGAATTAAATATAATCATATCCATTTGTGAAGTAATTTGACGTGGATAATGTAGTCTTGAACCAGAAGAACTTGTAGCGGTTTGGGCAAATAATGTATTAGGATAATATGTGGTACCTATATGTATCAATGATCCATTAGTTACCATGTGTGTATCGTTAGCAATAGATACGACCGTCACAAATACTGATTCGTCGTTAGCCTCGTTTCTAGCATATATAGCATCTCCAACATTAAACGAAGTAGTAAAGGTTGTTCCATTACCAATAATCGTATTTGGGGAAGCTGTTAATTGTCTTATATATCCTGGTGTTGCGTCGTTATTATTATCACTATTAGAACTAAAATGTGTAGTGTTACCAAAAACAAGTTTCTTACTATTTAAATCCGTAATTGAAATATTAGCAAAAGCATCTATAGTTGTAGGCACTCCTGTACCTACAGTTGGTTGATCTACAAATGGAGACAAAGTAGTATAGTTATATATGAAAAGTCTACCACTATGTCTATTGAAAGGAGGTTCAACTAGAGATGCGATTGAAGCTGAATTTGGTGTGCCTACATCATAATTGATGAATATTGTTGAATCAAAGACAATACTAGAATCTACATTTAAAACGTTTGAAATTAAAACTGTACCAAATAATTTTGTTCCTGAAGGATGTAAAAGAGTATTTACAACCTGTCTGTATGTATCAACAAATTTTTGGGATCTTAATACATAACTGAATTCTTGATAGTAATCATTTTGTAAATATTGATCCCAACTAATAAATCCTTTTGTTGATAGATATTTACCTTCTCTTACTTCTACACCACTAACAACTGGAGAAGCAAGAGCGTTTACAGTGCCTGCTCTAGTTTGGTTTACAATACCAATATTTTCAAACTTAGAATAAGAACTACCTTTATTTGTAATTCCTACGGCGGTTATTGATCCTGGTAGATATACAGCCGATAGTTCGGCGTTATCACCATATATTCCACCATCATGAGGATCTTTTAGACCTTCATTAGCTACATTTGCTAATCTAACAGAAGGTCTTGGTAAAACACTATAACCGGTTCCATAGTTAATCATAGATATAGTTTGAATTGTACCAGTCTCTGTATTCTGAAATAACAAACCATTAATTATAGAACTAGAAACATTAGCAGCGGCTAGATTAGCAGATACAGCGGCGGTATTAGTACCTAAACTTACAAAGGTTGGTCCGGTGTTTAAAATAACATTACTCATAGGTGATATAACGTCTTGACAAATACTTAAAATAGAAGTATTTCCAATAGAAGTAATTTTTGCTTCTGCACCACTGCCACTACCACCGGTAAATACAATTGGCAGATTATTAATATAACCAGAACCACCTGAAATAATAGAAACATTAATAGCAGATTTATCATTAGTAGATATTACATAACCATTTGCACCACTACCAGTATCAGACGTAAATGTAACTACATCACTAGAACGATGAAAAACACCACCTCCAAAACCTCTAGGTCTTAAAATGGTTTTTTCTTGTATTGTAACGCCTTGTAAACTACCAGAGGTAGCATAGATAAAACCTCTTGTATTAGTAACATCTGATACTACTTCTTCACCATCCGAAAAATCTATATTGTTCCAATTAGAAACTACAAGTTCAGTAATAGTAGAACCGAGTTCAATGGTTTGTATTTGTTCTTCTACTCTACCAGTAGCGCCAGTGCTTTGTCCTGTAATTAATTGGCCCAAAAAACTATCAAGATCGCTAGAAGATACATTAGTTAATCTGACAATAGAAGGTTGATTCCATCTACCATCAGATGTTCTCAAGATATTATCTGATGGAAAATATACTTCTAAATCTTCGTTATATAAAGCTCTGAAAAGAAACTTAAAAGATTTCTCATTACCTTTTTGATAATACATCTCGCGAATATGTTTCGCAAGAAGAGCCTTATCTACTACGGCGTCGTCTGGAATATTTTTATATATTTCTTCGCGAAAGTATTGAAAATAATCTGTTACGGTAGTATCAACATCTGCTCGTGAAAGAAGACTTTTACTGACTTCAATGTAGTTATTGCTTTGTTCTAAGAATTCATAATAAGCCTTAATAAAGGCTTCCAGTTTGGGACCTTCATCCCGAACAAAATCCGGTAACTGTTGACTTATAAGAGCGGATGTTTTTTTAGTAATAGCCATTTTTAGACCGCAAAAGTAAATCCAGAAGAGGTAGTTGCAATAGCATTTTCTGTGTTAATAGTAGTGCTAACACCAGCCGTTGCTACTGTACCTACTGTTGATGTAATATTATTTGTATTGTCATCAACTGTACTAATAGTTGCTCCAGATATTAATAGTATCTGATTACGCGAAGCAAATATGTTTTTGTTTCTTGGTTTAACTTTCACAGAAAGATATTCGCCATCATACGCTGAAATTAAAGTGTTATTAATTGTAACTAGACCAGTGTCATAGTCTATAATACCAAAATTTCTATTTCTATATACTTTACCTGTAGGAGTCTGAGTAAAGGATCTTAAAATTCCATACCCGTTGTCATCAATTTTTTGACCACTAATACCATCTATAGTAAACGAAGAAGTAGACACTAGACCATTGAGATGTCCTTCATGTGGATGATATACGGCTTGATTAAATACTAATTGATATGTATTTGTTGTAGTTAGTGGAATAAATCTTTTCTCAATTGTAATATCAGCATCTACAGACACAAAACTGGAATTAACATCTTTGATTGTTTCTATCATTTTGTATAGATAGAATTTTTGATCAAAAGTTCCAAGATTATTTGATTCGTAAGAAATTAGAGAATTCTGAATAATAGTATTTAATTCACCTGCTGTCAAAGATGTTGTTTGAGGATTATATCTGACAGTAATCGTTGGATTAATGTAAAGATAAGTAGCATCGACCATTTCAACGTCTATAGAAACAGTATTTCTTGTTTTCAATGAAGCTCTAATAGCTTCTTTTCTTTGATTTGAAAGAATTGCACCAGATAGAGGTTTAGTAGCAATAAAAACTTTACCATATACAGCAGGTATATTTTCTTCGCCACCCCAAACACTAATTGATTGAATATCGCCTTGTTCAGATAAAATTATATTCTTATAATCTTGCTTGGTTACAAGTCTATCTTGTGCTTGGAATTTGAATGGTGCATTAAACTTAATAGAATCTATTGTTTCTTGTGGTGCGCCGCCTTGGGCTGATGATGTAGTTGTAATAGTAAAGTTTGAATATCCAGCAAGAGATTCTGGTGCGCTAAACGTATTAGCACCATTAACAGTATTACCTGATGTTATTCTATAGTCTACAATAATAATGTTACCATCTATGGGTTTATTACCAAAAATACTATCACCAAATTGAATTTCATAAAGATTGTCTTCATTCTCTTGGACAAAATATATTTTTGAAGTACTATTTACAGAAGATAAATCACCAGCAAGATTATAAGTAGATACTGTTGTGTTAGATGATGATTCTTGTATTCTAACTGTAAAACTAGTTGTGTCAGTATTTTCGTTAGGTAGAATATATCTTACAGGATTAGCAGTACTTACAGTAAATCTATGTTGAAGTGGTGTGCCTTCTACGATATTAAGAGTACCAGTAAATGTACCATTATCTTGAGGAGACATTGTTGTTGCTCCTGACGTGACAAAGGTATATTCAATACCATCTATAGTAGATGTAAATTGAGTATTAGCAGGAACAGTAACTCCGGTAGGGCTATCATCGGGTGTTATAACAGCAGATAATGCAGCCGTAGCTCCTCTTGCAGATCTTGGTACATAGTTTAACATCTTTGCGCGAGATACAACACTATTTCTTAACTGCGCTGAATCAAGGAACATTTCATTACCAACCATATTAAGATAGAATGAATTATGATAAGTATTATAAGCTAAAACATCCAATAAAATAGACAAAGTTGAACTGTCAAAATCGTAGTCTGAAAATTCAGTTTGGCTTCGTAGATATGTCTTTAAACTTGTTTTAATATCATCAAAGTTTAATTCAGAAACATTTAATGTTGATTTGTTGCTGGCCATTATCGGATTCTTTCAACTGTAAATTCTAGTTCTGATAATATAGGTGATTCATTGATACGAAATATTATACTAATTGTTATAGCATTGTTGTCTATTCTGTTTGAATTAACGTCTACATCGACAACTGTTACTCTTGGTTCAAATTGTCTTACGGTATCTTTAATGTTCTCTTTAATCGTTATTTCGGTGACTCGATCTAGATTCTCAAATAATAATGCTCTGATATTACCACCGTATAGGGGTTCGAAAAACTTTTCACCACTGTCTGTTAGAATAAGATTTCTCAACGCTCTTTTAATTGCATCTTCATTCTTTAATACTGTAACTTTTTTTGTTACTGGATGAGCTATAAAATTTAATCCTAAATCAGAATAAATGACATCGTTTATAGGCGATGTCGTTCTCGAAGGATTTTTTGCTCCAGAAAAAGTTGCTATTGATACCATAATCTTTTCTCTTGTTTTCTTATATTTATTATTAATATTTAAAGATATCTTCTACAGACTTGTATTTGGATATTTTTTCTGTTTCTATCATCTCTATGTCTGCTATAACAGCCTCAATGTTTTCTTTCCAATAATTTAAAAACTTATTCACTCTTGGGTATTTTGGTTTTATATCCATTGTTTGCCACATAAACTCTTGTATTAAATCTCTATGATCAGGCATATAGTAAAATACATGAAGTGAAACTAATACTTTATTTCGTACAAACATTAGAATTCCTATTCTAGATTTTAGGGATAATTAGCCGGATCAGATGGGCCTGCTTGATCAAGTCCATAAGTTTCTATCTGTGTTGTATCTTCAAAATCTACTTCAACAGCAACTAAGTCTATACCATGAACTCCTATAGTTGTTGTTATTGTAGTTACAGTATTTCCTACAGAGACCGTACCAGATCCTCCTCCATTTGCAAATATATTAGTTGATCCCGTTTGTGCTTTATTTGGAATCCATGATGAATGTCCAGCAGTAGCATCACCTTGTCTATGCCATTTTATATTATTTACAAACACGTTTGGTGATCCTGCTAAAGCAGGATCTGTACAATAAGTCTTATCTCCTATTCTAACAGCCTTTTCGTTATTAGCATAAGTGTCTGGCGAACCAGTAGCATATCTAGTTTGATGAAAAGGATTTGGTGAAAAACTTAAATGTCCAATATGTCTATCCAGATTTGTTCGAACTACACCGGGCATGTTATTCTCCTTCTAAATCATCATCTTCGCCGAATAAATCAGCTAAACCTGCTTCTAGATCTATCTTTGCACCAGCCAAAACAGTTTCTATCTTAGGTAATTCGGGAGGTTCAGGTAGTTTTAATACGGGCAAGGTTGGTGGTACAGGTATTATACCTTTCTTTACTATCTCGCCAGTTATTAATTTTTCTACATTGGGTACTAATGAACACACATTATCAAGATTTATTTTTCCTGATAAAATGTCTGTTGCTAATCCCTGTATATCTACTCCAGGAATGTCACCATATGTTTTAATAATATTTGTAATTTGGGATGCAAATGCTGCTGGATTATTTGCCAATGCTATTAAAGCAGTCATGTCTGATATCAGACTAGCAGCAGGTAACAGACTAGTTGGTAATGGTAGAGATGATAGAATACTATTTGCTATAGTATTTAATTGTGTATTTGTTAAAATTTTTAATGCATTAATATTGGTCGCCAAAGCACCCGCGCCAGTATTAATAAGACCTTTTACCTGTGTTACAAGTCCCCCTGTCAAGGATTTTACCAGATTTGATCCTAAATCTATACCGCAAGACATAATTTACTCCTTATACCGCTGGCGTTTTAGGGACTGGGTTAAGATTAATTACTTTACTATCATCAGTTAGTCCTGAAATTATAGATAGATCACCCGCTGTAGTATCAATAGCCATTTCTTTTTCTGAATGGATTTTTACTTTCTCACTTGCCGCTATATCAATACTATCGAGTGTGGCTATATTCATCTGACCAATACTAATAAGACTGTGACTACCACGTATTAATTGATAAGAATCTTCCATTATCTGTATATTACTATTCTCTGTTACTTTCTGTGTATAGTTTTTCTGAATAGTTTCATCGTGATTTCCTTGAATAAGTTCAGTTCTATCTTTAGCAACCCGCTCTTCTTTTTTACCTTCAATGTTTGTCTGTTGGTCTGTAAATACTTCTTTAATATCACTTCCCTGTATCTTAGTAATACGATCACCACGAACGGTAACAAATTGGTCACCGCTAACTTCTGTATAGTGATTTCCTTGCACTTTTAATTTACAATCACCAACGATTGTAACAGTCATAGAACCTTGTATAAAGACCTTTTTATTTTTTACAACAATTTCATAATCATCTCCTACAACTTTAGTAGACCTTGTACCGTCGTGTTGTGTTTCTACAAAGGTACCAGTTTTATGAAAAGAATGAATTCTTTCAGCGCCGGGAGTATCATCTACCTCAGTAACATGTCCAGATTCTGAAATATGTACATGATTCAAAGGATAGACTGATCTTTTCTTTGTAGAATATTCTTTTGGTGTCTCTCCACCATAACGAGGATTAGGTTCACTCCATTTTGGAAAATCTGCGGGATAATCTACACCGCCTTTATTTTCAATAGAATTTACTTCTGGTGCTACGGCCTCGTGGACATCATTTACTTTATTCAGAATTTTAGTTTCATAATGTGTATCACGAGTAGGTCTATCTTTTAATTCAGTTATAAGACCAACATCTTCCGCACTCTTATTAGATAGATTAGATTCTTTTTCACCTCTAGCTGCACGAGGAATATCCGGTTCTTTTAGAAGATCTGGATATAAACCATTGGGCGAATTAAATCCTTTTTCTTTATTTGATAATTCTGTGGGTATACCAGCAAGTGAACCTAAGACCATGGGTTTCTGTGCATCTTCGCCATCCATAAAGAAACCAAAAACCCAAGAGCCTTCTACAAGACCAGTTGGTGATCTTCCTATTCCACTAGTAGCAGCAGAAGTGACTGGTTGAACACATTGAGCCCAAGGTAATGCTTCAGTTGGAATTTTCTTCTTATCGTCTGTATGCCAAGTATAACATCTGACACGGACACGCCCAAGTTTTAATGGATCTTTTCGATCTTCGACAACACCAAAAAACCATATAAGATCCATACCAAAATAACTATTTTTAACTTTATCTGAGACAGCCATAATAATATTCCTTATTTGTATCTACCGGAGTATTTTTTATTCACATCAACAAAATAACTATCTTTAGCTAATGTTAGATATGTAAAATATCTACCCTCATTGCCAATAAAGTTATGAGTTAGAGAAGTGATTAGAAATTTATTATTTTTCTTATTTCCAAATAAATGTGAATACGGATTCATTTTATCTTCTTCTAAACTAGAAGAAATTGGAATATTTACATTTACTGTTTTACCACAAAGTAGATTGCTATTTCCTGGAACTGCTATTGTCAATGTAGTATTATCTAAAAGATTAAATTTCATTGCTTTTCGACCATAAGATTTGTAAGCGGTATCAGCATGAAAAATAAACCTGTCATTTTTTTCTGTTATTCTATTTTTAATATATTCAATTTCTTGATATGTATCGTTGAACAATCTTGCTACATGATATTGTTTGTTTGATTGACCTGTATCTTCTTTGAAAATGGATTCATCTATAATGATATTATTTCTGTCTAGAGTCTTGAATTTATCTTTACTTTTTTGAATATTCAGATAGTTATTAACTATCGACTTAAATCTTTTTGTTATAGGATCAATTACATCAATTCGATTACCAAATTTACCACCACTAGACCCTCTAATTACATCATTACCTCCTGTATATTCAAACTGACTTATAGTTTCATATCTGGTATTATTATCTACTTTATTTAAAGTTCTTTCTTCGATACCATGGTCACCCATTATAAAAGTTTCTACAACGTCTTGTTCTAAGAGATAGCTTATAGGTGTGAAAACAAATTCGTCTCTATCTTCATAAAAGACAAAATCCGAATCAGGATATTCTGTTGACCTAGAGTTATCAACACATCTCTGAATAAAATCAAAAGGTCTTTCACCATTTACTGTAATTGATTGCAATCCATCAGTACTATCTGCTGATAGTGTTTTTTTAAATTTAGGATAATCTATTAATCTAACACCTCTAAATTTTATATTCGATTTTAGAACATAAGAATCAAAGATATTTTTAACGATTTCTGAATAAGTCTTGCCTACAAAATTAATGTCTATATTTGTTAAGCTATCAATCATACCTTCAATAGATATTAAACCAAGCGTATAATGTTCTAATTTATCATCAACTTTAGTTCTATTATAAACAGAATAAACAAAAAACGTTTTCGTTACAAAAATGTTTCCAGATTCAGGAGATCTAAAACGAATCGTAAATAATTCATCTCCAATAATAGGTAACTTATCTATTAGACCAAGACCATCCATTATAGAAACACTACCATTCATACAATAAGAAAATATATTTTCTTGTATAACTAAATCTGTGATACTATAACGAACATCTATAGATGTTCCGTTTGAACCTAATAGACTAGCCAATTCTATTTCAATATTTTCATTTAAAAATTCTGGTTGTGCCGCCATTATCTAAAAACATCCGATAATTCTGAAAGTACGCTTCCTAAAGTATTTGTATCAACATAAATTATATTTCTTTTATTATCATTTAATTCTACTTCATAATCATATTTACTAATAGATTCTTTAACTGTGGTAGATAAAGTATTATAAGTCGTTAAATCAACTTTCAATGTTCTTTTTGGTATAATTGTTCCATCAAATAGAACCTTTTGTTGATTAAGTATCTTTCTATATTCATGAACTGTACTTTGAGCAGCAGGAACACTACCATATCTACTTTCAATATAAGATATGAAATCTCTATATCCTAAAGGCCAGTCATAGATAGGATCATGCATATTATTAATAAGTAAAAGAAACCAACTCAAATCAGATTGTCCATATAATTCAAACGCTACATTATCCGGTCTTTGCGCTTCTTGAACAGTATAAGTATAATAAAAACCACGATTCTTTTTTATCGTTTCTACTATTTTATATCGTAACATGATATTTGTTACGATTTGAGATTTGTTTTTAAACTTCAAATCGTATGAGATTTTTGGAAAGTTATTAAAATAAAAAGACATTTAAATGTTCCATTAATTCGGGCCCGTATCAGAAGAGAATGATAAAGTAGGTTCGGCGGGTCGTATTGAAAATTCGAGCTCTTCTGGAGATTTAATATACCCACCACCGAGGGCCTTAGCTATACCATAATTTTCGTCGTTAGACACACGAACAACCGTTTCTAAGAATGAAGCGTTTAGTGTAACTTCTACAGGAGCGTTTGTTGGATAATGATATTGTGCCCCTTTACCATGAAAATTAACATCAAAACTTGTCAAAACAGAAGTCTTAATATCAAAAAGATACTTATTATCAGATAAAGTGATACCAAATTGTTTAGGATAATCATAAAAATGTTTCAATTTATTTACTCCTGGTAACATAGCATTCCTAAACGCGCTAATAATACTTCTTAATATATCACTTTCTTTTTCATTCTTTGGAACTATATTCCAAGAAAAGTTGTGTGTTTTAAAGTTTACACCTTCAAATGCAGCGGCTAGATATGGATTTCTAGCTATACCAGCACCAATAGTAATTCCTTGTACTGCTTGTCCTAAACCAGCACCCAATATAGCGCCGACCGGTCCAGCTGATGATGCAAGCAATCCTCCAGCACTCGCTGTTAATTCAGAACCATAATATAAGGCAAGATTACCAGCAACTTCTTTTAGACTTTCCGAATCTAAACTTAGTCCTTCATTTCCTAATACACTTTTAAGTCTATTAATAGCACCATCACGGTCTCCTTGCGCGGCTTGTTGAACCGCACCTATTAATTCTGGTGCCTTACTAGCAGCCGCCGCTCCTACTGGTCCAAGTGATTGACCATTCCAGGTCGTTTGCCAACTTGTACTTAGATTTTGCGGTAAAGGTAAGGTGACAGTACAATAAACTAACTTTTTATCAAAATCTTCTCTTTTGTATTTGTAACTTTTAGAAATACGAAACATCATAAATTGGTCGTACTCAGATACGTCTAATGGTAATCTAAGATCTGCCATATAAATAATCCTTATTATAACACTTTTTATTATTTATATGGCATATTCAGGAAAGTTTCAACCAAAAAACCCAAAGAAGTATAAAGGCAACCCATCGAATATAGTATACCGTTCAAGTTGGGAAGCAAGATGTATGTCTTATTTTGATAAAAATGAAAATGTAATTTGGTGGTCTTCAGAAGAAATAATAGTACCTTATCGAAGCCCTGTCGATGGTAAAGTTCATAGATACTATCCAGACTTTATTATTAAAGTAAAACAAAAAGATGGTGGTATTAAGACGATTATGATAGAGATAAAACCAGAGTATCAAAAAAAAGAACCAAAAGTTCAAAAAAGAAAAACAAAGAAATATATAAACGAAGTCTTTACCTATGCTGTAAATCAAGCAAAATGGAAAGCGGCGTCTAGTTTTTGTAAAGATAGACTCTGGGAGTTTTATGTGTTAACAGAAAAAGATTTGGATATAAACCAATGAGTTTTTTTGTATACGCCATCGGACCAGAAAACGGTCCTGTAAAAATTGGTTTTACCAATAACTTAAAAAAAAGATTAAAAGCTATACAAACTGGTAATTCAGAAAAAATTGAAGTTTTTTATTCAGAACAATTTGATAGTAAAAAAGATATGATGGAAGCAGAACGTATATTACATCACACATTATCTCACAGAAGACTAAAAGGAGAATGGTTTGATATCTCTCCGGAAGACGCTAAATTAGAATTAATTCATATGAAAATGAAATATTAGGAATCTCTATGATTGTCTTTATACACGGTGCTAATGCTACATCAAAGTCCTGGTCATATATCCTATCAAAGATAGATGCGAATCACATTACTGTTGACTATGACAGTTCATTAGGATTCAGAAGAAATCTAATCTCAATACGAAGTCAGATTCCAACTGAAGAACCTATACAGATTGTTGGTCATAGTCTTGGTGGTATCTATGGAATATATCTAACACAAACACATAATGTCACGAAAGGATTGACACTTGCTACTCCATATGCCGGTGTCGCCGTGGCAGACTTTATGAAGATGATTTTTCCTGGCTCTCATCTATTGAAGGATATCGGAAAGTATAGTCGATTCATAACAAAATCTAGAAACATAAAAATAAAGGTACCATGGACTCAGATCATCACAACAAGAGGATCTTTACCATGGTACCTTGAAAGAAATGACGGTATCGTTCCTATCAGTTCTATGACTTGTAGAAACGATATAAACTATCTAGAACTACCCTATAACCATTATGAAATTCTTTATTCCGATGAAGTGGTAAATTTAATTACTTGATAATCAATTCATCAGTCACCACAGCGTCACCAGACACCCTAGCGTTACCAGACACCCTAGCGTTACCAGACACCACAGCGTCATCAAACACCCAAGCGTTACCAGACACCCTAACGTTACCAGACACCATAGCGTCACCATACACCCAAGCGTCATAAAACACCTTAGCGTTACCAGTCACCACAGCGTCACCAGACACCCTAGCGTTATCAGACACCACAGCGTTACCAGACACCCAAGCGTTATCAAACACCTTAGCGTTACAAGTCACCACAGCGTCACCAGACACCCTAGCGTTATCAGACACCACAGCGTCACCAGACACCACGACGGCACCATACACCATAGCGTTACCAGACACCCTAGCGTAACCATACACCAAAGCGTTACAAGTCACCACAGCGTCACCAGTCACCACAGCGTAATCAAACACCTGAGCGTCATAAAACACCTTAGCGTTACCAGTCACCACAGCTTTACCAGACACCACAGCGTCACCAGACACCACAGCGTTATCAAACACCACAGCGTTATCAAACACCAAAGCGTCACCAAACACCTTAGCGTTACCATACACCCTAGCGTTACCAGTCACCACAGCGTCACCAGACACCACAGCGTTATCAAACACCATAGCTTCGCGTCCAACAAAAACGCTCTCAGAAACAGTGGCGGTATCAGCAACCCATCCACCACCATTAGAATGCTGGTGGGCGGAGACCGGACCGTTGCCAAAATCAAAAGTAGTCATAGTTACTCCCTCCAATCGGAAATCGTGACGATGGACTTCAACTCTTCGACAAGAGCCCGACCCACATCGGTAAATAGAATACCCTGATGATATACCCAATGCTCAATGTCTTGGGAATGATAGAAGGTATCCTCTTCAGTCATCCACCGAAGAGCAGTGGTACGGTCACCCGCACCTGCTTCGATAACTGAGGCAATCTCAGCCTCGAACTTACGAAGAGCGCGAGCCTCTTCCTCCGCCTCCTCTGCTTGCCGAATATCGAAAGCACGACCAACGGAATCCCAAATCTCCTGCTTGCGGGCAGGAGTGGCGGTGTAGAACTCATGACCACGTGGGCGGAAACCATAGGCGTCCTTGTGGAAATCGGAGAAGATGTTTTCGTCGTAGGTGTAAGCAGTCATTTCATTCACTCCTTCATTCATTACCAGTCACCCTAGCGTTACCAGACACCTTAGTGCCACCAGACACCCTAGCGTTATCATACACCCTAGCGTTATCAATCACCCTAGCGTTATCAATCACCCTAGCGTTATCATACACCCAAGCGTTACCAGACACACAAGCGTCACCAGACACCCTAGCGTCATCAAACACCCTAACGTTATCATACACCCTAGCGTCACCAGTCACCCAAGCGTTACCAGACACCCAAGCGTCACCAGTCACCCAAGCGTTACCATTCACACAAGCGTAACCAGACACCAAAGCGTTATCATACACCTTAGCATTACCAGACACCCTAGCGTCACCAGACACCACAACGCGATCAGTCACCACAGCGTTATCAGTCACCACAGCGTTATCATACACCTCAGCGTTATCAATCACCCTAGCGTTACCAGACACCACAGCGTCAGGTCCGACGTAGGCGGT